CACCTCGCCCCGCTCGATCGCGGCCCGAGCCTCGGCGATCGCGTAGGAGTGGTCGACTCCCTGGAGATCGCGGACGATCTGGTCGGCGGCCCACGTGACGTCGTCGCGCGTGAGGCCGTCGCGCTTGCACCCTCCGGTCTCGCGACGGATCGCCGCAGTGGTCGCGTAGTCCACGAGGCCGGCGACGGTCGCGCCGGAGACGTGGAAGGCGAGAGGCACCGGACCGACCATCCGCTCCTCGTCGCAGAGGCGACTGACCGCGTAGTCGGCGACGTCCTCGTACGTCGGCACGCGGCGGAGGTGTACGTCGAGGATCTGGCGCGTCTGCTCGCGGTTCGGCCGCGACACTCGAGCCTTCCGGTCGACGCGGCCCGGACGAACGACCGCGGGGTCGATCATCTCGGGTCGGTTCGTGGCGACGATGATCAGCGCCGACGACGACTCCATGCCGTCCATCTCGGCGAGGAACATCGGGACGATGGTCGCCTCCATCCCCATGTTCGGCCTCGAGCCGCGACGCCCGAGGAGAGCGTCGGCCTCGTCGATGAAGATCGTTCCGGGGTATCCGTACTCGGCCTTGTGACGCCGAGCCGCAGCGAAGAGCTCCCGGACGTTGTACTCCGACTCGCCGACGAACTTGCTGAGCAGCTCCGGTCCCTTCACGTACTGGAAGCCGCGAGCCTGCTCGTGCCCGTGAGCTCGAGCGATCGCCGACGCGGCGGCGCGACCGAGCAGAGTCTTCCCGTTACCGGGCGCTCCGTGGAGCAGGATCCCGTTGACCGGCTTCTTGCCGTAGCGAGCGAACATCTCGGGATGCTCGTACGGGAGCTCGATGGCCTCGCGGAGGACGGCCTTCGCCTCGTCGCATCCGCCGACGTCGTCCCACCGAACGTCGACGACGCTCTCGAGCGAGGTCACCTGCTTCGGCTTGCCGAGGTTCTGGACGACCATCTTGGTCGTCTCGTCGACGAGCAGGCGATCCCCCTCCTCGACGGCGACCAGGGTGCGAAGCATCCCGGAGAGCGCTCCGCCGACCTCGACGGTTCCTCCAGCCTCGGCGACTCCGGCCGACGTGAGGATCGGCCCGGTGTGGCTCAGCGCGTCCTTCGGCAGGACCTTGAGGACCTGCATCGTCTGGGCGACGAGGACGACGCGGTCGCCGGTGACCACGTCCGGGTGACGCTTGACGTCGACCGTCTGCGCTCCGTTGGTGATGACCATGCGATCCTCGTACGTCGAGAGGACGCTGCCGATCGGGTTCGACTGCTCCTGGACGCGCTCGAGGATGCCGTTCAGGCGCTCCAGGCGATCCTGAGCGACCCGACGCTCGCGTCCCTCGTCCTCGAGCTGACGCTCAAGCGTGCGAACCTGATCACGGTACTCGTACTCATACATTCCCATCTTCGTGCTCTCCTTTTCTCTGTTCGGGTAGCCGACGACTTCGTTCCTGAAGTATCGCCGGTCGTCGTTGCCGAGTCCCGTCATCATGTCGAGGAACTCCCTCTCCCTCGCGTTCGGGGGACGCTGATCCTTGACGTTGACGCTCATCTGTCCGCCGTACCTCTGCTCGAGGTCGGCCAGACCCTCGCTGACGCGACGCTGGAGCTCCCTGAGGAAGACCTCCGGCGGATAGCGCCGAGCTTGACCCTCGACGCGAAGCTCGCTCTCCTCGAACCACACGCGGATGTTGCCTCCGTCCTCGCGGACGAACGCCTCCACGACGTCGCGGGTTCGCTGGAACATCGCGTCTGCGATCTCGCGGTCTCTGTCGTCTCGGCTCATCTTGAGTCGCTCCATCGTCTGGAGGCCTGCGGTTGTCACGACGTACTCTGGGTCACGCTCGTCGGCGCGACGGCCGCGCCCGAGCGTTCGCCACACGCGCGACGGTGGAGGGTCGTCCGCGATCTGGACGACCCCACGCTTCTCCTTCGGCGGACGAAGGTCCTCTGGTCGCCGCTCCTGGAACGGAACGGCTCTGCCGAAGCGATCGCGATCGCCTCTCTTGGTCATGGCTCACTCCTTTTCTTGGGTCACACCCCGGACCCGGAAACACCATACTACCACGTTGCCCGGTTGCAGCCAACCGTGACGAGCAGAAAATTTAGAACTTTCTGTTTCGTGGAGCGTCGCTCAATGTTCCGCTGATCGTCGAGTCGAGCAGGATCTTCGAGCCGGCGCGAACCTCACCACGGGCCGACGGCGATCCGGCGATCACGCGAGCCCGTGGTTCGTCGAGAAGGCGAAGCCATCGCACCTCGTCGCGCGTCAGCTCCACCTGTCGTCGGTCGTCTCTCCACAGATGCCGAGCCACGACTACACCGGGTCTTCGTCGACGAGTGGACACTCGACGCATCCGTCGTCGCCGCACTGCGGATACTCGCACTCCTGCGTGGCCGTGACGACGATCGGCAGATGAGGCATCGTTATGACTCGCATCTCCGGAACGCGGATCGGGTCGACGATGAAGCCGTCGTCGCTGCGACGCTCGTATCCGGGCGGATACGTTCCCCGCATCAGGTGACGAACCCACAGCGCGAGCGCGATCGTCAACCAGAGACACATCAGCACGACGTCGGCCGTGCTCGTCACGCGACCTCTGCCTGCTCGGGCTGCTTCTGCTCGCGGTCGAGTCGCTGACGGATCGCCTCGCGGATCCACTGCGACGCTCGAACGTTCTCGTCGTTGCACTTCTCGAGCACCGCGAGATACATCTCGTCAGTCAGCAGAACCTGGACCTCACGTCTCAGCTTCTCACTGACAGGCTTGAACCTTCTGTCCTCGTAGTCCGACATGATCGTACCGCTTTCAGCGATGCGAGGCTGATTCTTCCCCGTTGAGATCGCACTATACCACACCACGTTGCCCGGTGGCAACGAGGGACTGAGGCGACTTCGCTCATTTCTGAATCGTGACCCAGACTTCTGGGGAATTTGGTACTCCGCGCCGATGCTCCACAGGGTTAGTTCAGCGCCCGTGTGAATCGGGACGAGTGAGAGTTCTCCCATCGACGATTCCGTCACGATGGTTTCTAACGTGATAGTTGGGCGTTCTGCTCGCAGAATCAACTCAACAGAGGAACGAAGTTCCCGGGGCACACTAACTATTGTTAGCCCTACCCTTCTTTTTATAGAGAGAGAATGAGATATATATAAAAACTCGAGGTGGGGTGGGCCGTACTCGTAGCTAGCCTGTTCCCGTGGTTTCATTCTTGCTATCGCGTGAGCGCGCGTTCCTTAGATCCGCATCTACTTACTCACGGGCACTCCCGGGCAACATGGTTGTTCGAAAGACATTGCGGACTTGAAAATATCGCTTGTAGTGGGGCATCTCCCGAGGCATCATTGGCGCACAGCACGAACCATATGGCGTCACCAGTCGGGGTCAGAACGCGATACGTCGCATTCGAAGGTCTGGAGAACGAGGAGCAGTGCTCCAAGTATCTCGCGGCTCTTCGTGAGACGGGGGCGTACATCAGCGCGGCAGAGGTCATCAATTGCAATCCGCGCGAGATCGCCGACTACAGGAAGCGTGAGCCCGAGTTCGCCGAGATGTGCAAGGCGATGCTCGAGCACTTCGGCGCAGCGATCGTCGCCGTCGCTCGCGAGCGAGTGATGAACGGATGGGAGAATCCGGTCGTCGGCGGTCGCAACCGCGACGAGATCGTCGCTCACACGAAGCACTACAGCGACTCACTGACGCTCGCCTTCCTCAAGAAGGTCGATCCCGACTTCCGGGACAAGAGCGAGGTGAAGGTCGAGGCGACCGGAAGCATCAACACGTTCGACTACTCCAAGTATTCTCGTCGCGTTCGCGACCAGCTCCGTCTCCTGGCTCAGATGATCAAGGAAGACGAAGAGGCGGTCGCGCGAGGCGAGAAGCTCGAGATGTGATGGCGGGTCCTCAGCTCCCACCGATGATCGCGGGATTCGGTTCCAGTTCCGACGGGGGCTGGAGCAACCGATTCGACGACGGCATCAAGATGATGGCGACTCGTCCCGACGACGCTCTGCTCGAGCTCGACCGCGCCGACTGCCAGACGCTCAAGGGATTCACGCGCGTCTTCTGGCCGATCATCGAGCCGGGACGCGAGCTCGTCGAGGGATGGGTCCTCGACGCTCTCGACGATCACCTGACCGCGGTCTCGAGGGGACAGATCCGGAAGATCCTGATCAACGTTCCACCGGGCTGCATGAAGTCGCTCAAGGTCAACGTCCTCTGGCCCGCGTTCGAGTGGGGCCCGATGAAGATGCCCTGGCTCCGCTACGTCTGCGCGTCGTACTCGCAGGACCTGACCGTCCGCGACAATCGCCGCGCTCGCATGATCATCGACTCCCCTCGCTATCGTCAGCTCTACGGGCCCGAGGCGCCGGAGAGCTACGAGAAGTGGAGAGTCGAGCTGTCGTCCGACCAGGACGCGAAGGTCAAGTTCGAGAACACGAAGCGCGGATGGAAGATCGCCACGTCGGTCGGCGGCGCAGTGGTCGGCGAGCGTGGTGACCGCTTCATCATCGACGACCCTCACAACATCAAGGTCGTCGAGAGCGACAAGATCCGCGAGGCGACTCTGCAGTGGTTCACCGAGGTCGTCCCGACTCGCGTGAACGACCCGGACAAGGCCGTCTTCGTCGTCATCATGCAGCGAGTCCACGAGCGCGACATCTCCGGCCTCATCCTGGCGAAGGAGCTCGGCTACGAGCACCTCTGTCTGCCGATGGAGTGGGAGAGCGATCATCCGCATCGCTCGCGCTCGTCGATTCACTTCGTCGATCCGCGCGAGAAGGACGGCAAGGACGGCGCTCTGCTCTGGCCCGAGCGCTTCTCGGCTCGCTACCTCGAGGAGCTCAAGGAGCAGCTTCGCTCGTGGGGCGGCGGATACGCCGAGGCCGGTCAGCTTCAGCAGCGTCCCACGCCTCGCGGCGGCGGCATGTTCGCTCGCTCGCTCTGGCGCTTCTTCAAGTCGGGGATCGGCGGATACGAGGCCGCGGCTCGTCCTCACGGATGCGACATGTCGCCGGCCGAGCCTCGCCCTGCTCAGTTCGACTCGGTCTTCATGAGCGTCGACTGCGCGTTCAAGAGCACCGAGGCCGGATCGCGCGTCTCGTGCCTCGTCATCGGCACGCGAGGTCCGTTCCGCTACATCCTCGACAACGACACACGGGCGATGACGTTCACCGAGACGTGTCAGGCGATCGCTCAGTTCGACCCTCGCGGGAAGCTGATCGGCGGACTGATGCATCGGTGGAACTGCATGTACGCGATCGTCGAGGACAAGGCGAACGGTCCTGCAGTCATCGACACGCTTCGCCAGAACCTCGCCGGCCTCATCCCCGTGAATCCCGAGGGCGGTAAGGAGGCGAGAGCGGCCGCGATGGAGCCGACGCTTCGCAGCGGTCACGTTCTGCTCCCCGAGGGAGCTCCGTGGCTCGAGGACTTCATCAGCGAGCACGCGTCGTTTCCCGTCGGCATGAGGGACGATCAGGTCGACGCTCTGTCGCAGGCGATCATCTACCTCGTCAACAACGAGGACATCTCTCGAGCGATCGCGATGAGCAGAACGTGAAGCTCAAGCGCACGAACAACGGGAAGGTCTCGTTCCTGTGTCCAGGATGCGGAGACCATCACGTCGTTCCAGTCGAGGGACCGGGAGCGTGGTTGTTCAACGGAAGCTTCGAGCGCCCGACGCTCCAACCGTCGCTTCTCGTTCGCAGCGGACACTACGCGTCGTCGCACAAAGAGGGCGATCCTTGCTGGTGTGGTAAGGACTACGACTTCAAGTGCTATCAGTGTCACTCCTTCGTCACTGACGGCAAGATTCAGTTCCTGACCGACTGCTCGCACGAGCTGCGAGGACAGACGGTCGATCTAGCCACGATTTGAGGAATGCTCGGGTCGCCCGAGCTTCGGTTATCTCTTGCACAGATGCCTCCGCCGTTCGACTCGGCGATGGGACGGTTCCCAGGACCCCGAGGCTCAACACTTCATCCGAGCGGACTTCACATGAAGAGCAAGTATCCACATCTCCACGCGTACATGACCAAGTTCGAGCGCGAGACGCTCGACGGCGGCGACTGGGACGAGTCCAAGGTCGAGCGAGCCGAGAATGGACAGTTCGGGTCGGGCGGAGGCGGAGGAGGAAGCAAGAAGGAGTCGCTGAAGGTCGGCGCGACGATCTCGAAGGGCGGAAAGCCGTACGGAAAGATCTCTTCGATCAGCGGCGGAGTGGCCACGATCGAGAAGATCTCCAAGACGACGGTCTCCACGAACAAGGTTCAGCAGACGAGGAGCGGCTCGCACATCGTCACGCTGAAGGAGCTCGAGGACGACAAGAAGTGGGGTGTGGAGGGTGCGAAGGCTCCATCGAGCGACAAGCATTCCATCGAGAAGCTCGCCGCGAGAACCGGATCGCGCTCGGGTCCGCTCGCGTCGGCTCACAACGCGATGGATCGCGCCGAGGCTGCCATCGAGAAGGGCGACTTCAAGAAGGCGGAGAAGGAGTTGAGCTCCGCCGCGAAGATGCACGAGACTGACGCGGAGGACGCGCAGGACTTCGTGGTGAAGGACTCGCTCGCACGTCAGGCGAAGATCCGCGAGGCGATCGCCGCGAAGAAGGACCAGAAGCCCGGTTCGACGATGGCGAAGAAGTCGGCCGAGCGAGCCGTCAAGGCCGCGGACGCTGCGAAGTCGGCGGCCGATCGCGTTCTCACGGCGAAGACCGACAAAGAGGCGATCGACGCGATCAAGGATGCCGAGAAGGCCGTCAACGAGGCGCAGAAGCACGAGGAGGCCGCGGCCGACGATCCCTCTCGCGCGCTGAACACGCACACCGCGGCGAGCTCCAAGGCGACCAAGGCCCTCGACGAGGCCATGAAGCATCTCGAGCAGGCGAACAAGAACTTCGAGGCGAGGGGTCGAGGATAAGTGAGCTCGCCGTTCGCAAAGATCAACGACCTCCGCGGCACTGACCGCGAGATCGGCGAGACCGCGCCTGCTCAGTCGCGCATGGACGCTGCGAGTGCGGCGGCTCGCGTCGACGGATGGTTCAGCTCGCTCGCGGGATACGGGATCGAGGGTCGCGACAAGCGGATGTCGGCTCGCTTCCAGGGCGACCGACTCGACGACCAGACGATCGAGGACCTCTGGCGCAGCGACGACATGGCGTCGCGCATCGTGGAGGTCGTTCCCGACGAGGCGATGCGCCCGGGGTACGAACTCAACGTCGGTGACAAGAAGCTCGCCGAGGAGCTCGCGTGGGAGATGGAGGAGCTCGGCGTCGACGACGTGCTTCGTCAGGCGAAGAAGATCGAGCGCGCGTTCGGCGGAGCTGCCATCTTCCCGGTCATCAACGACACGCAGAAGGCGATGTCGCAGCCTCTCAACGAGGACAGGATCCAGAAGATCGAGCATCTTCAGGTCTTCGAGGCGAGGGAGCTGAGACCGTCGCGCTACTACTCGAATCCGCTCCGCCCGAAGTTCGGCGAGCCCGAGACGTATCTGCTCTTCCCTCAGGCGCGAGGGACGATGACGTCGTACGGTGGAGTCGAGATCCACGAGTCGCGTCTTGTCGTCTTCCCGGGCATCCGCGTGTCGCGGTCGCAGACGGCGACGAACCTCTGGGGCGACTCGGTCCTCAATCGCGTCTACGGCATCCTCCGCGACTACAATCTGTCGTGGGCGGCGACGACTGCGCTCCTCCACGACTTCGCTCAGGCCGCGTTCAAGATCAAGGGACTCGCGCAGCTCATCGCGCAGGACCGCGACGACGTCATCCGGACGCGCATCCAGATGGTCGACCTCGCTCGGTCGACGATCCGCGCCGTCCTCATGGACGCCGAGGAGGAGTTCGAGCGTAAGTCGACTCCAGTCAACGGCCTCGCCGAGCTTCTCACCGCGATGCTCACGCGCGTCGCGGCCGCGGCGGACATGCCCGTCACTCGCCTCTTCGGTCAGGCTCCGGCCGGACTGTCGGCGACCGGCGAGCACGAGATTCGTCAGTGGTACGACCGCGTCGACACCATTCGTCGGCTCGGTATGAAGCCTCAGCTCTCGCGTCTCATCTGTCTGCAGATGAAGTCGCGCTCGTCGGTGACGAGGGGCAAGGAGCCGAAGCGCTGGAGCGTGGAGTTCAAGCCACTCTGGCAGATGTCCGAGAAGGAGAAGGCCGACCATCGCAAGGTCGTCGCCGAGACGGACAACATCTACGTCCAGATGATGGCCGTCAGCCCGGAGGAGGTCGCCCTCTCGAGATGGGGCGGTGACGACTACTCCGCCGAGATGAACGTCAACTTCAAGGAGCGCGCGTTCCTCAATGAGCTCGGTGAGACCGTCGTTCCGCCTCCACCAACCAACAAGGGCGGAGCGCCTGGAGAGGAACCTCCTCCGGGAGCTCCTTCCGGCGATCCTTCGGCACCTCCGGGAGCTCCTTCCGGCGATCCTTCGGCACCTCCGGGAGCTCCTGACGAGAGCGTTCCATCGGGCGCTGAGCCGAAGGCCAAGGAACCTCCTCCGTTCGCCAAGAAGGGCGAGGAAGAGCCGACCGAAGAGCCGACCGGAGAGAAGAAGCCGCCGGTCGAGAACGACGACGGGACGCCCGCCGAGGCGGTGATCGAGGAGGTCGACGAGGACGGAGACCCCGAGACCGCTCCTGCCGAGTATGTCACCATCAGCGTCAAGGGTCACGCGCGCAAGATCCGCCTCCGTCGCAAGCGGACGGAGAGTGCCGATCGCCAGGACTCGATCGCTCAGGCTCTGCTCGACCAGATCGCAGACGAGTTCGTCGCGCGCATGGACGAGAAGGAGTGGGACCCGGAGCTTCACCCGAAGGACGAGTCCGGGAAGTTCACGTCGACGGGAGGCGGAGGTGGTTCCAAGGACGAGAAGAAGGCTGCTGCGAAGGAGAAGGTCAAGGCGGCGATCGAGGCGTACAACGATCTCGAGGACGTCTACGGAGACGACGAGGACAGTCAGAGCGATCCATATCATCCGCTGAGTCAGGCGAACGCTGCGATTGTCGCCGCGAAGGTCGAGCTCGCCGCTCTGGATAAGGACGACTTCTCGACTGGTGAGGACTCCGACACCGAGCTGACTCCTGCCGACGCGGCCGCTCACGCTCAGTCGAAGTTCGTCGACACCGGCGAGGGACTCGAGCTCACCGCCACTCAGAAGATCAGCAGCGGAGCGTCGAAGAACTCGGCGCATCGCTCGGGTCGCGCGAAGTTCTTCGTCGATCAGCGACAGAATTATCTCGACAAGGCGGCGAAGGAGAAGGATCCGGCCAAGAAGGAGAAGCACCTCAAGGCCGCCGAGAAGTCGATGAAGCTCGCCGAGCGCCACGCGAAGGCCGCGGCGAAGTACGCGAAGGACGACAAGGAGAAGGCTCTCGCGCAGAAGGCCGCTCAGCTCGTCAAGGACGCGAAGGGCGGAAAGGCTCCTGCGTCGTCTCCGACTCCCTCCAAGCCGACCTCGAACGTCGACAAGATGGTCGCGGAGAACGAGGCGTACAAGAAGGAGCAGGAGTCGAAGTCGAAGGAGCTCGGAAAGCCGCTCGACGAGGCCGCGATCAAGGCGGCTGGTCTTCAGTACTACCCCGGACAGAAGGTCTTCGATCCTGGAGGCGACCATCTCGTCGTTCACGCGATCAGCGGAGCGGAGTACAAGGTCGACAAGGAGACGAAGAAGTTCACGGAGACGAAGCCGAAGCCGGCTCCTCCGCCTCCTGGTCCCCAGACGCAGACCGCGACGAAAGTCGCCGGCGAGATCGTCGGTACGCAGTCGCCGGAGCCTGGCTCGGAGCTCGAGGGGAAGCTGAAGGAGCTCGAGGCGGCGAAGCCGAAGTCGCTCGATCAGTTCTACGCCGAGCGCACGAAGCTCACCGGAAAGCTCACACCGGGCGAGAAGAAGGCCGCGCTGACGTACTCGGGCTCGGCCTACTCGTCGATCAACTCTGCGCTGCGCTCCGACAAGATGCCGTCGGGTCATCAGACGACGGTCAAGAACCTCGACTCGATGTTCGACAGACCCGACGTGATCACGAAGGAAGATCAGGTCGTGTATCGCGGCATGGGTTCGGCGAAGCTCTTCGAGGGCGCTGGACCCGGTACCGAATTCGTCGACAAGGGATACATGTCGACCTCCGTGAAGAAGGAGTCGGCGTTCGGCGGTGACGTCGCCCTGGCGATTCACGTGCCGAAGGGCTCGCGCGCCGCGACCATCCCGTCGAAGATTCCCAGCGAGAACGAGACGCTCCTCCCGCGCGGAACCAGACTCGAGATCCTGAAGATCGAGAAGGTCAAGAGCCCGTACGGCGGAATGAAGACGGTCATCCACGCTCGCGCGCACACCGACGGAGGCAAGTCGGCCCCGACGAAGACCAGCGCGTACGACCCTGACGCCGACGACGACGAGGACGACGACTGATGGGAAACAACAGACCCAACAAGTTCATCGACGACGGCGTCGGCCTCGTCTTCGATCACTCGAAGAAGCAGAAGGGCGCGGTCGAGCGCGAGCGGAAGCAGATCACCAAGGACTACTCGATCGAGAAGGTCGAGGACGTCTGGCTCGTCTACGACGCGAGCGGCGAGGAGGTCGGCGACTGGGACACTGAGGAGGAGGCCGTCGACCACGCGAGGGTGATGCAGGAGTCGGACGACGTATCGTGACTCAGACGTTCACAGCGCACGCGGTTCGTCTGCACCGATCGATCGGCATCGCCGGTCGTCGTCGGAGAATGCCGCGTCAGGCGTCGTTCACACCGATCATCCGCGAGTACACGCGGCGTCTGGTGACGATCGTTCAGGCGACGCGCGACGCGATCGCTCCGCTGATGGCCGAGATTCCCGCGCTCGTCTCGTCGGCCAGTCAGCATCGTCAGCTCGTCACGCACGACGTCGTCTACTTCCGTCGCTACGACGCGGGCGAGAGCGGTCGCGTGAAGGCTCTGCTCAAGCGCGCGAAGGAGTCGCTTGCGGTGATGACTCAGCCGACTCAGCTCGAGCGCATCGCCGAGGAGTTCGCGCGTCGCACGAGCGAGCACTCGAAGGCTCAGCTGAAGAAGCAGACGATCGCCGCGCTCGGTGTCGACGTTCTGCCGAACGACTCGCTCATCGCGTCGCACATGCAGGACTTCGTCGCGTCGAACGTGTCGCTGATCACGTCGATCCCCGACAAGATGCTCGGTCAGGTGGAGCAGGTCGTCTACAGCGGACTCCGCTCCGGCAAGACCGCGGCGATGCTGGCCGACGACATTGACGCCGAGTTCGCGACCGGATCGAAGCGAGCCGCCGTCATCGCGCGCGACCAGATCGGCTCGTTCTACGGTCAGCTCAACGCCGAGCGTCAGCAGAGCATCGGCGTCAAGCGCTTCATCTGGCGCACCGTTCACGACGATCGCGTGCGCGACGAGCACGCTGAGCGCGAGAAGGCCTCCGACCCGAAGCAGGGTGGCGAGCCGTACTCGTACGAGGACCCGCCCGACGGAGAACTACCGGGCGAGCCGATCAACTGTCGCTGCCACGCGGAGCCGGTATTCTCCGACATCCTCGACGCAGTGTGAGACGATCAGGGGCGAGAATGGAGCCCCGAGGAGATCAGTAACATGGAACCCAGACGCCCGAATCAGTTCCTCCAGGAAGTCTACCGTACCGAGTACGACCACGCGGCGGCGGCCGACGCCGACCAGACGGTCCATCTCGACAAGCTGACCCGTCGCATGAAGGTGACGAAGGTCAAGTACATCAACCCCACCGGGCTCGCGGAGCACGCCGCGAACCACGCGAAGATCCAGATCCTGAACGGCGCGACCGTCGTCGCCGAGAAGAACACGGACTCGGCCGGTGCCGGCGACAACGGCATCCCCGCGAACACGTTCATCGACCTGACGCTGTCGGCGACGGCGGCGGATCTGCTCTTCGACGCGGACGACGTGCTGACGTTCAAGATCGACGAGTCCGGCACGACCACCGTTCCCGCCGGTCGCGTCGTGGTCGAGGGCGTCTACTACTGATCTACAGGGCGACCGACTCCTTTCCGGTCTTCGCAGTCGGTCGTCCGATAGGTCAGCAGAACTCCACAAGAGGAGAACGACAATGAGATCCCGAGCCAGACAGAGAGTCTTCCGCGTCGACATGAACGTCGACTCCGTGAAGCAGATGCTCCTCAAGATGTGGACGGAGATGGAGACGGAGAAGATGCGAGCGATGCTCCAGGAGCTCGTCGCCGCGACCGGCGGAGGTGAGGTTCCCGTCGGCGAGCCGGGAGCGCCCGGTGTGCAGGAGCTCGACGAGAACGGTGATCCGATCGAAGAGGAGCAGGAGCTCGACGAGAACGGTGATCCCGCGGCCGAGGACGATCCCTTCGCCGAGGACACCGAGACCTCCGAGGAGGAGGGCGAGGGCGAGGAGGAGGGCGAGGGTTTCGGTGAGGAAGAGGAGGAGGTCGACGCCGAGGCTCCGGTCGAAGAGGAGGAAGACGAGGAGCTTCCGCCTCGCGAGGCGATGACCAAGGAGATCAAGAAGAAGCGTCCCGGCTTCAAGGTTCGCAAGGACGCATCCATCGCGTATCTCACCGGCGTCGTCGAGGAGATTCGCAGACAGGACTCACGCCGATGAAGTTCGAGCGCGGAGTGCATCGGAGGGACGTCGGCTCCCTCCGACCCAAGAAGAAGATGGCCGACGGTCGCCTTCGCTGTGACGCCTACATCGCGCGCTCGGGCGTGCTCGAGTATCGACTCCCGAACGGGAAGATTCAGCGCGAGTTCGTTCCCGAGGAGGAGCTGTTCGACCCGAACTCGATGGAGACGATCAAGGGAGCCATCCTCACGGAGGACCATCCCGCGATCGGACTCGTCGACTCGAAGACCGCGCGCGATCTTCAGCGCGGCATCGTCGGGGAGAACATCCGTCGCGACGGCGTTCACCTCGCCGGAACCATCTACGTCACTGACGCGGAGCTCATCGAGAAGATGGAGTCGCGTCAGAAGATCGACGTCTCACCGGGCTACACTTGCGACATCGAGTGGAAGTCCGGCAAGGACCCGAAGACTGGAGAGCGGTACGACTGCATCCAGCGGAATCGCAGATACAATCACACGGCAATCGTCGAGTTCGGCCGCGCGGGATCTGCCCGCGTGCGCATGGACGCGGCTCAGCAACTGGTCCACCAGGAGAAGAACATGGGAAAGCCCCAGAAGAAGGACGACAAGGAGCGGGATCAGGCCCTCCTGAGCACCGCGTCCAAGATCTCGTCGCTCGAGACGAAGCTCACGGAGGCCGAGGCTCGCGCCGACGCCGCCGAGGGTCGCGTCGCGGCGCTCGAGACCGAGGTCGAGCGGCTCCGGAAGCCGGATCCCGACGCCGACAAGCTCGAGGAGGTCACGGCCGAGCTCGAGAAGGAGAAGCGTCGCGCTGACGTGGCGGAGCGTGGTCTCGCGACCATGGAGCGCCGCATCAGGGACGGCGTGAAGCGTCGCGTCGACCTCGAGCGCAGCGCGCGCGAGGCGCTCGGCGAGGAGGACTCGAGGGGTCAGCCGATCCGTCTCGACGACCTCACCGATCGCGAGATCATGGCCGTCGTGGTCGAGCGGATCGAGGGCAAGTCGATCGAGACCGAGCGTTCGGACGACTACGCTCGCGCGCGTTTCGACGCCGCGATCGAGGGGTTCCGTGCCGGCTCGGCGGCGCTCGACCGAGTTCGCGAGGAGGCGTCCAGGTCGGACGTCACCGTTCGCACCGATGCCGCGAGCGTTCGCGAGCGGTACTACCAGGACAAGCGGGACGCGTGGCAGAAGCCGCTCCCCTCGTCCGCGATGAAGAAGGGAGCCTGAGATGGCGATCTCGAATGGACAGCAGACCTCCGTCGCGGACGCGATGACGATCGGGTTCCCCGGTCTCCTCGCCGACGGGACGAACCTGAAGAACTGCGACAGCAAGTACAACGCCGAGGCTTCGGCGGAGCTTCCGTGGGGATGCGGCGTCGTCCGCCACTCCTCGGACGAGGACAACGCGGTCGTCAAGCCGCACACCTCGGCCGCGGCGGCGGCTCCGCTCTTCGCCGGCGTGCTCGCGCACTCGCACGACTACGCTCCTGACATCGAGGTCGGCACGACCGGCCCGAAGTCGAAGGTGACGTGCTCGGTGCTGACGCACGGCCGCATCTACGTTCTCCCCGAGGAGAACGTCACCCCGGGCGACGCGGTTCGTATGCGCGTCGTCACCGCGGGCGCCGAGGTCGCGGGCAAGTTCCGCACGACCGCGGACGGCACCGACTGCATCAACCTGTCGAAGATCGCCCGGTGGGTCACCACCGGGTCCTCCACCGTTCCGGCGATTCTCGAGATCGACCTGACCGGCGCCGCGGATGTCGCGGCGGACACCTGATCGACCTCGAGGAAAGGAGCCGAAGGACAATGCGAATCAGCGACAACCTCCGACTCGACGCAAACGAGACGGCGCTCTTCCGGCGCCAGCTCGAGTTCGTCGACAAGCAGATGTACGAGGCGGTGTTCCCCGAGAACCTCGCCCGTCAGTACATCCCCACTCAGCCCGGCGTGCCGGACTGGGCCAACGTCTACACCTGGCAGATGTACGAGAAGTTCGGTCGCGCCAAGATCATCGGCAGCCACGCCGACGATCTGCCGCGCGCCGACGCCAAGGGACAGGACGCCTCGCGCATCATCAAGGACCTCGGTGCGGCCTATGGCTACACCATCCGCGAGATCAAGCGCGCGCAGGCGACCGGCGTCCCGCTCGACCAGATGAAGGCGATGGCGGCGCGCTTCGCCATCGACGCGGAGATGGACAACATCCTCGCGAACGGCCTCTCGACGCACAACCTCGAGGGTCTGCTCTCGCTGACCGGCGCGAACACGTTCACGCCGGGAGCGAAGACCGGTGGCGGTACGACGTGGGCGAACGGTACGCCCGACGAGATCGCCGCCGACCTGTTCGGCATCGTGGCGAAGGTCATCACGGACATGAAGAACTCGGGCGGTCCCGCGTTCCAGAAGTTCGTGGTCCTGATCCCGGTGTCGCAGTACGCGCTCATCGCTCAGAAGCGCATGGGCGACGGCTCGAACCTGACGGTTCTCAAGTACGTCCTCGAGAACTCGCCGTGGATCGAGGCGATCGAGCCGTGGCATCACTGCGCGGGAGCCGGCGTCGGCCCGAGCGATCGCATGGTCGCGTATCCGCGCAACCCGCTGGTCGTGGCCGGCATCGTTCCGCAGGAGTACGTGGCGATGGCGCCCGAGCAGCGGAACCTCGAGTACATCGTCAACGCGATCGCCTCCACGGGCGGCGTCGTGTGTCGGTACCCGATCGCCGTCTGCTACGGCGACGGCATCTGATCTGAGTCGGACAGACTCCGCTCACCAGAGCGGGGTCGATCGGGCTGCAGATCAACCAGAGGAGATCAGTCCAGATGAGAAGAATGCAATACGTCGGTGAGGGAGGTCTCCTCAAGATCGTCGACGCCGTCGCCGCGACCCAGGACCCGAACACCGGCGGAACGTTCGGTCTCGTGCCTGACTCGTGGAACTCCGATCTCGTCGGATGTCAGCCGGAGTTCGACATCCTCGCGTGGGCGGCTGGAACCGTCACGCTGACGAACGTCGAGCTCTTCTGCGGCGTGCTTCGTCCGGGGACGATCCCGAACGACTCGTTCGACGCGGTCACTCACGCGTCAGACACCGTCACGATCAACGCTCACAACCTGATCACCGGTGACGGTCCGTTCCGGATCACGTCGGCCGGCGGCGCTCTGCCGGCTCCGCTCGCCGCGGCGACCGACTACTGGCCGATCTGGGCGAGCGCGAACACGATCAAGTTCGCGACCAGCCTCGAGAATGCTCTCGCCGGCGTCGCGATCGACCTCACCGACGGAGGGTCGGGCAACCCTCACCAGATCGACGGAACGGCGGCGACGAAGCGAATGAAGTGGCTCTCGCTCGGCACCATCACCGCGTCGATGTCGCTCACGGTTCACCGCGGTCACGTCGTTCGCGCGACTGGTCATCAGCACGCGATCGCCTACGCGATCGGCGCGACCTGGGGAGCCGGCATCGCGGCGACCTTCGAGATGCTTCCCGCGCAGGAGAAGTGATATGATCAGAGGTATGATCAGCAGCGTCGAAGCTGAGGTCGCGCGAGTCCTGAAGGCCGGCGTCGTCGGCGACGTGATCTCGACCGGCATCGTTCGCGGAGCCGGCGGCGTCGAGGCTCCGAGAGGATCCATCGCCACGCCGGGATTCAGGTTCATCGAGGTGCCGTCGTCAGGCATGTTCGGCGACGGATCTCGAGTTCACATGGCCTCGGCTGGTCAGGAGCTCGTGCACTTCGGTGTCGCCGGTAATCATGACTACGTCGCGAGAACCTGCGCGAGCACCTCGACCGCGTCCGGTGGTCACGTCGGCCACAAGAAGTCGTTCTGGCCCGATCTTCCGCCGACCACGTCTGGTCCGCTCACGCTCGTCGCCGGTCAGTGCTACGCGGTCTATATCGGCGACTCGCCGTCGACTCTGTCCTCGCTCGACGCGATCGTCTCGATTCACGGCATCGTCGCGGCTGGCGCGGGATGGGCCGAAGTCGGCATCGCGACGGGAGCGTTCGAGAAGCTCTCCGGCGTCGCGAGCACCGACTTGACGATCCTCGGCGCTCAGTCGGTCGACGCGGAGGCGAAGACTCCTGTCTCTGCGCTGGTCGCGAAGACGATCAGCGGTCTCAGCATCTCGGCCGGCATCGGGCTCTGGGCCATCGTCGCCTGTTCGTACGCGACGACGCAGATGAGCTGTCGCTACTCGCCGTATGCTGAGAACGGTGGATGGGGCGGCTTCCGGATTCGCGCTGCGACCAGACCGTCTACGAACCTCAACACGCCGCTCGCCTTCACGACCGACGGCGGCAACGTTCCCACCGTCGGTATCCAGATCATCGCCTGATCCCATGCCACTGATCTTCGTCGCAGAGCAGGATGCGCACGACAAGGTGATCGACGTTCCAGTCGGCACCGTGACGGGATGCATCTTGTTGACGAGGAACAACCTCACGTTTCGCGGCGCCGGAAAGAACGAGTCGATCATCAAGCTCGACGACACTCGCGCGTGGGGAGTTGACGCTGGAGTCATCGTCGGCGGCGGACCGTGCCTCGGTCTCACGATGGAGGATCTGACCATCGACGCCGACATGATCCCGACCTGCTCGGCCGTGATCGCGGCGAACATGACCGGTGGACCGCAGTTCCTCACGCTTCGTCGCGTTCGCATTCGCAACTACTCCAAGAACACCCTCGGCATCGGGCAGGGAGCGATCCTGGACGCCGAGTGCGTCGAGTTCGTCGGCAACGGATACGCGGTGCAGATCCAGTCCACGTCTCTCGCGACGAGAATTCGCGACGCCTCAATCACCGGCGGAACGGCCGGCATCGGTACGAGCGGAGCCGACAACACGATCCCAGGAATCGAGATCGTCGACGTCAGCATCACTCTGGACTTCTGGTGTTCAGTCCAGTGGGAGACCGTGACGCCGACTGCGTTCGGCGCTCAATACGTCGACGTCGCCTCGCACGACGAGGCCGCGCGCTCCCTCTACGACGTGATCCGTGTGCTCACCCCGATCGGCAATGTCACACCGGGCGACCCTCTTCCGGCGGGGACCCAAGAGTTCGATCGCGTCGAGACGAGTCTCGGCGACTGGGCTCAGGTCGAGGCCGACGACGACGGCGTGCTCTCCGTCGGTCAGTTCCGCGCGAGTGGCTCGTGGAATCCGATCGAGACGCCGGTCGAGCTCTGCTCCGTCTATCGCGTTCAGCTCGGCAAGCTCTTTGGGACGACCCCGACCAGGCTGAGCCTCACCACGGCGGGAGTTGAACTCGGCCGATGGAGATACGTCGACGGCTCGCCGACCGTGTTCTCGGCGAACCCGACCACCGACGTGATGACGATGCGCGGACCGGTCGACGAGCTCTGGGTCGAGAATCCCCTCCCTCACAGATTCACCACGGGCGACGGACCGGTTCAGCTCCTCGCCGACGCTGGCGCGACTCTGCCCGGTGGTCTGGCTCTGCTGACGAACTACTACGTCATCGTCGTGGACGAGTCGAGCTTCAAGCTCGCGACGTCGCAGGTGAACGCGCTCGCGGGAACTGCGATCGACGTCACGAGCGCCGGCTCGGGCGAGTTCGGCGTCGCGAGAGTTCCCCAGATCGTCGCCGGAATGAAGGTTCACGTGCTCCGTCACGGTATCGCGAATCCTGGAGTGCAGGTGAGGGACCTGGACTCCGGTGCGATCCACATCACCGAGGCCGCGAGAGACGCAGTGCTCCGGAAGGTGACGGTTCGTGGCGGCTTCTCGGACCAGATCACGGTGCGAGGCTTCGGGCAGGGGAACCTCCTCGAGGACTGCTCGGTCGACCTCGGCGGCGACATGGGGATTACCATCGACGGTGAGAACGCTCCGCAGAACGTCAAGCGTTGCGAGTCCACTCGCTCGTCTGTTCGCGGGATCTACGTGACCGGCGGTCCGTCGAAGCTGACGATGGTTCGAGTGTCGAACAACGGACTCACCGACGACGGCGACGGCGCTTACGGTCTCAGTGGAGACGCGAGCGCGAGCGAGACCCTCGTCAGCTACATCGGCGACGGTGGACGGAGCGGCTTGATCGCTCCCGGTGCTCCGCTCGCGCGCGTCTTTCGCGACGATCAGTTCGCTCTCTACGAGGCGGTCAACTGCTGATGTCGTTCGAGTCGAGAATTCAGATTCGTCGGGCCTCCCCGTATTCCGTCACGTACGGAAACAACCGAGGCGCGCTGATCAACGCCGCGATCCTTCAGGCGTCGCTTCTCTACAACGTGTCGGGAACGAAGCAGGAGGTCACGCTCGAGCCTTACAAGCTCTACAAGATCGAGGTCCCGATCGTCGGTCGCAGCGGTGTCATGCTGGTCGGCTACGAGACCAGAATCCAGCCGACGTACGGCGACGCGGCAGACGCAGACAACCCGGCGAACTGCGTGATCGGCGTCACTGGAGCCGTCAACACGACGCTCCTGGACACGACGCTGACTGCTCGCATCCCGTACAACAACGAGACGCTTCCGGTCGCGTCTGCCGGGAACATTCAGGCTGGTCGCTACGTCCTCGTCGAGGGACACAACGAGCCGTTTATCGACGACCCGGTTGGAGGCGACGCGCTCGGTGAGAGCGACGGCGACGACGTTGTCCGCTCCGAGGTGCTGAAGGTCGCGTCGGTCGCCTCCCTCAACCTCAACCTCGCATGGTCGACGCGGCATCACTGGGGACATAACGGCGTGACCGTTCGCGGCGTCATCCCGATCGTCGGCTTCGAGGTTCACGGTCTCACTCTGCTCGGCAGCGTCGACGGCGTGACGACTGCGGTCGGTATCCGCGCGATCTACTCGCTGGACCTGACCATCCGCAACGTGAAGTTCAGCGGTATGTCTCGCTTCGGCGTCGACGTGCGCGGCGTGACCGGTGCGACGATCCAGGGTCTCAAGTCGCTCGGCACGAACAACGGATGGTGGCAGTTCTACAGCGTGAGTGACTGGGAGATCAGTGAGTTCTCCGGTACTCGCGGTGCACCGTCGTCCCACTCTCTTGGATACACTCGCTATCCTGCGCTCTTCAGAGGTCGTTGCACGAGCGGCTCCTGTCGCAACGGCGTCGTGGAGGGTACGACCTTCGGGATGTACGTCGCCGGAGGAAAGCACCTCCGCTTCCACGACATCATCATCCGCGACGTCGAGGTGACCGACGACGCGTACGATCGTCACGTCGCGAGTGGAGACCTCCAGAGTCTCGGTCAGGCGATGCTCGGGTTCGGCATGGGTTTCGGTCCGCTCAACATCGCCGAGTTCTCGCACGACGTTCAGGTCTCGAATCTGCAGACCGAGAACCTCAGGACACCGGGCACTGGAGCGTGGACCACGGGTACTCCGTACAGAGCGGTCGCGCTGCTCTTCCACGACTGTCTCGCGCTCTCGCTCACGAACGTCTCTGCCATCAACGCGGGTGAGACGGCGACGACCTACTGCGTCGCCGGAGTCGGCCTCGTCGACGTCGACGTGATGTTCAAGAACCTTCGGGTTCGTGGTCATCAGTACGGCGTCTTCACGGAGAACTCCTCGAACCTCATCCGCGGCGACGGTCTCATCGTCGAGGGTGGATCGGGCGAGTCGCCGAACGCGAACATCCCGCTCTACCTCGACCACGTCGCCGGTCAGCACAACATCTACATCCGCAACGTGGTCTTCTCGAACACGTTCTCGGCGATTCGGTACGGAACGGAGTTCGCGTACGACGCGAACATCGTCATCGAGAACCTCCGCACTGACGCCGGCATGTGGGGTCGCTGCGTGATGGTCGACAGCGGAGTCATCTCCTGCAGCACCGGCGACGTGATGCAGATCGATCGCTCGGTCGAGACCAAGCGAGCGGTGAAGGTTCCGGTCATCACCGACCCGAACTTCGAGGCTCAGCTCTGCGTGATCGCCACCGGAACCGGGACGGGTCAGGACGTCGGTACGGGATTCCACTTCGCCGCGATGCTCCCCGATAGTCTCGCCGTCGTCAACGTCTCGACGCCGACCGAGCACGGCGAGGTTCTCGTCTACGATCGCAACGACACCCGAAAGCTTCGTCGCAACGACCGCGTCGGTGTTCCGCTTGCGACCACTCGAGACCGATCGACCGTCGCCGGAAACACGTTCGTCTCCGGCGCTCCGGCTCACCAGGACGCCGACCGATCTCTGTTCCTTCCCGCACTGTCGGAGTGGCCGGCAGTCACGTCACGCGTCGTCGCAGGTGGATTCAACCCGACGTGGCTGACTCGCGGCGACGAGATGAGCGGCTCAGTGCTGGATAGAGTAGGAACGAACCACCTCGCGGCGACTGGTACGATCACGTACGACGCTATCAAGGCTGGACGAAGAGGCGTCAGAGTCACGGCGAACGCCAGCGGGTTCAACGGTGGCGACGTGCTCGACTTCGCCAACACGAACACCGTCTTCGGTGTGCAGTTCGCACTGGAGAACGCCGTCGCTCAGCAGAGAACCGTTCTCGGACGCTCAGCGCAGAACGGCCCATCCGAGAGATTCGCGATCATCTCGGTTCACTCCTCGGCCGGCGGAGGACTCGCGAACAAGATCATCGTTCAGTTGTACGACGGCACGATCTCTCGCTCGGTCACGCTCGAGAAGACTCACGTCGACAACGTCCCGCGTCTCGTTCTCGCCCACATCGATCGCACGATGGGGAAGCTTCGCGCTCTCGTCGTGACTCAGGGAGAGGCGATCGTCAGCGGCGAGGCGAACCTCGACACGCTCGCCACGCTCTCTGGCGGAACCGTGAGGACGTTCGCCTATGGATACGCTCCCGGTCTTCAGCACGGCGACACTTGCTGGCTCGGAGGCGCGTTCGCGAAGATCGACGCGTCGATGACCGGAGCCAGTCTGCTCACTGATCTCGCGAAGGCACTCGTGCCGGGAGCAAGCTGATGGCCTCCATCGTCTGGGCTGACGTCACCAATCACGCGCCCGCGCTGACGACGATTCCGGTCGCCGTCCAGACCGACATCCTCGCGCACGTGAACGTCGCGCTTCGCGTCGACGACTTCGGCGGTGAGGACCATCCCAAGACGAAGCTCGCGCGCATCTTCCTCGCCGCTCACTACGGAACCTCCTACACTCAGGCCTCCACCGGGCAGACGGGCCCGGTGACGTCCGAGAGCGCGGGCGGACTCAGCCGCTCCTACGGCCAGATGTTCTCGAGCAACTCGCCGGAGGACTTCGCCTCCACCGTCTACGGTCAGCTCTACACCTCGCTGGTTCGCACGTCGGCCGCGAGGGTTCCCCTGGTTCTCTGATGCCGAAGCCGAGTGTCATCGTCAACATGACGAAGTGGGAGAAGGTCAAGAAGACCCTCGGTCTCATCCAAGAGGCTCAGGTGAAGATCGGCTTTTTCGACGGTTCGCAGGTGACCGAAGAAGGCTTCACGATGATCGAGCTCGCGGCTGTCCACGAGTTCGGCAGTGAGGACGGTGTCATCCCCGAGCGCAGCTTCATCCGCGCCTCACTCCGCAAGGCTCACGAGGACGGCGAGCTGGCGAAGGTCTGCGAGCCGCTCTACAAGGCGTGCATCGAGGGGAAGATGACCGTCGATCACGCGCTGAAGATCCTCGGTGAGTGGGCGGTTCACAAGGTTCGCGAGTACGTGACTCAGGGCCCGCACATCCCGCCTCCGCTGAAGCCGGCGACGATCGCCGCGAAGGGAAGCGACAGACCGCTCGTCGACACCGGGGCGATGGTCAACGCGGTTCAGTACGAGGTGATCCACAAGTGAGTCTCGTCGAGGTCATCAACGTCTTCAAGACGGCGACGACTTACGCCGTGACTCGGCCGAGCGCGGGAACGCTCGAGCTCGGTCGCTTCGTTCCCGGCGACACGACTCCACTCACCGTCGTCGCCGTCGTGGTTCCACTCAGCGGTCGTGACCTGAAGGTTCTCCCCGAGGGTCGGCGAGTCGAGGACTCGAGGAAGGTCATCACCGTCACGCAGCTCAAGGCTGGAGACCTCGTCACCATCGACGCCGAGTCGTGGGAGGTCTTTCACGTCGACGGTCCGTGGATCTTCGCCGGTAACACTCACTACAACTGCTTCGTCTCGAGGCAGGCGATCGCGGCAACCTGATGGCGCCGACCAGAGTACAGATCGAGAACGCGATCCACGAGTGGATCACTCAGGCCACGGAGCTACCGGCCGAACAGGTGATGTGGTCGCGACAGAAGGCTCCGCAGCCGACCCGTCCGTACGTCGACATGGTGATCAACCGATCACGCTCTCCCGGAACGGACTGGCTCTCGATCGACGACAATCCCGGCGGCGACGCCGGCGAAGAGATCAAGTATCAGCAGCGAGGTTCACGAATTCTCACGCTCTCGCTGCGATGCTTCGGTACGGACCCAACAGGTACGTCCGAGCCGCTCGAGATCCTCGAGAAGATTCGCGACTCACACCTCCTGCCGAGCACGCACGACGCGCTCGCGACGGTCGGTGTCGGAGTCGGTGCGATGAGTGACGTGACGGCACTGGAGATGATCATCCAGTCGACGATCATCGAGCCGAGAGCCATGATGACCATCGAGCTTCACGTCGCGCGTGAGAGAACTTCACTCGGGACCTTCATCGAGACAGTCGAGGTCGAGGGTACCGTCACCTGACTAGGAGGAATCAATGGCACCGCTCTCCAATCACGTCTCGATCTCCATCACCCAGGCCACGGTCGGCGTCAAGCGCGCCGGCTTCGGCGTCCCGCTGATCCTGTCGTACAACGCCTCGTGGAGCGAGCGCGTTCGCGAGTACGCGGACATCGCCGAGGTCGCGGCCGACTTCCCCATCACCACCGGGCCGGAGTACCTCGCGGCATCCGCGATCTTCGCGCAGGAGCCGAAGCCCGAGAAGATCAAGATCGGTCGCGGCGCGCTCCCGCCGACGCTCGCGTACGCGATGTCGCTGACTGCGGCGCCCGTGGTCGGCTCTCCGTTCGTGTTCACCGTGAAGGGTGAGGGCGTCACCGAGACTGAGATCACGATCAGCCCGCTCGCTGACGTGGTTATCACCGGTGTGACGAACGGCAGTGACCTGTTCACCGCCGTCGCTCACGGCATGTCGACCGGCGACGGTCCGTATCGCTTCACGAACTCCGGTGGCGGACTGCCGACCGGCGTCGCGGTCGACACGAACTACTGGATCATCCGACTCAGCGCGGACACGTTCTCGGTCGCGACCAGCTACGCGAACGCGCTCGCGCTCACGGCCGTCAACCTCACGACGGACGGCACCGGAACCCACACGCTCCAGCGCGACGCGAACGACGTCATCGTCGCGCAGATCGTCGACCGCCTCAACTCGGTCGTCGGCAACAACTACACCGCGGCTCAGGTCGCAGTCGGCGGCGACGCCGACACGCTCACCGTCACTGCCGACGCGGCTGGCGACTGGTTCTCGATCAAGGTCGATCACAACCTCGTCACGTCGTACCTGTCGCACGTCGACCCCGGTGTGCAGACCGACCTGACGAACATCGTGACCGAGGACGACGACTGGTATTGTCTGCTGACGAACTACAACTCGGACGCCTACGTCATCCAGGCGGACGCGTGGGTCGCGGCTCGCAAGAAGATCTACGTCTTCGACACGCCGAACACCGTCTGCGTGAACGGTCTCGTCGGCGGCGGCGGCAACGACACGATCGACGACATCAAGACGCTCTCGCGAGCGCGCACGATGGCTTGCTTCCATCCGTCGCCGGCCGACATGCTCTCGGCCGCGTGGGCCGGGAAGTGTCTGCCGTTCGACGTCGGCGAGGAGACCTGGAAGTTCAAGACGCTCAGCGGCGTCTCCGCGGTCTCGCTCACCTCGACGCAGCGTGCGAACCTGCGGAACAAGAACGGCAACTCGTACGAGTCGGTCGCCGGCCTCAGCATCACGTTCGAGGGACAGACCGGTGACGGTGACTTCCTCGACATCCAGCGCGGTCTGGACTGGATGGAGGACGACATGGCGAAGCGCATCTTCGAGGCGCTCGCTGCGAACCCGAAGATCCCCTACACGAACGCCGGCATCTCGATCATCGAGGGCAAGGTCCGGGCGACTCTCAAGGAGGCCGCTCGCCGAACCATCATCGACGAGGAGGTCGGCTACACCGTCACCGTGCCGAGGGTTCAGGACGTCTCGGCCGCCGACAAGGCGGCTCGCAATCTGCCGGACGTCAAGTTCTCGGCAACCATGTCCGGAGCAGTCCACAAGGTCGACGTCGACGGCGTCGTCTCGCTCTGATAGGAGGTTCAGATGCCGCCCACTCATCGCAACTACGATCCCAACCTCGTCTACGTCAGCTTCAAGGGAGTGATCCTCACCGGCTGGCTCGACGGGACCTTCGTCCAGATCCAGCGGGACGAGGACGCGTACTCGCTGGAGGCCGGCGTCGGTGGAGACACCGCGTTCGTCAAGAACCATCGTCGCACCGGAGTGATCACCATCACGCTGATGCAGACCGCGCCGTCGAACGACACCCTCGCCGGGTTCGTGAACGACGACGAGATCTTCAGCTCGGGTGAGGGTGAGATCTTCGTCAAGGACGGGAACGGGAACACGCTCGCCGAGGATCCGAGTGCTCGCATCGCGAAGATGGCTGACGTCTCCTACGCGAAGGGCATCGAGGGTCGCGAGTGGCGGTTCCTCTGTCCGCGTCTGTTCCTGAACACTGGCAGCTCGACCTCGTGAGGTGACTCGTGGGACTTCGCAGTGACAGCAAAGACATCGGTCACCTTCGGGTGACTGTCACGCAGCTTCCGGTTCTCCGTGCGGCTGCTCTACTTCCTCGAGTCGGGTCCATCATCACGAGCGCGCTCGAGAAGATGACCCTGGACGCCGAGGATCTGCAGAAGATGTCGGCTGTCAAGGTCGGCGACATGTCGATCAGCGTCCTGTTCCCGGCGCTTCACGGCGTCTTCAAGAACCTCATGACCAGTGGTGAGTTCGTCCCGCTGATCAGGGACCTGAACGCGTCGACTCAGGTCGAGGTCGACGGCAAGATCGTCGGTCTGACCGACGAGCGCAAGATCGGCTCGGTCTTCGACGGCAATCTGCGTCTGCTGATCGAGACGACGCTGTTCGCGATCGAGGTGAACTACGGCGATTTTTTCGCCGGGAACGACAAGGCCGCGGAGGCGGCGTCTCCGGCGGTGTAGAGATCCGGATCCCCTCGGCCATCATGCCGACGCAGTGGCCGACGTGGAGACTCTTCCTCGAGGGTAAGCTTGACCTCGCCGACTTCGACAAGGTGTCGATCGACGACGTCGACATCGCCTGCATGGCACTGGACGCGTGGCGAGACGCCGAAGAGCGAGCTAGTAAGAACCAATGATCGTCGCTGAACTCGCAGCACTGCTCGGCCTGAAGATCGACGGCAAGTCGTTTCAGGCCGCCGACAAGCTTCTCACCGGGCTCAAGACGTACCTGGTAGGGCTCGTCGCGCATCGCGGCTGGAACTTCCTGACCAGCTCGCTGGATCAGGTGACCTCTGCTGCGAGCAAGGCGGTCGAGGAGTCGCAGAAGCTCGGCGTCTCGGTCGAGACTCTGCAGGAGCTCGGTCACGCGGCGGATCTGTCTGGCTCGAGCTTCGAGGGAGCCACCGGCGCTCTCAAGAAGTTCTCGAAGTTCGTCGGCGACGCGAGCAAGGGGAGCAAGGAGAACCGGAAGGCTCTCAAGGAGCTCAACCTCGACTACAAGAAGCTCGCGGACGGAACCATCCCGCTCGACGAGGGTCTGCTCCGGGTCGCCGACAAGTTCAAGGGGATGAAGAGCGTCGCCGAGCGCAACGCGCTCGCGATGAAGTATTTCGGTCGCAGTGGTGTCGACCTCATTCCGCTCTTGTCCGAGGGACGCGAGGGAATCGAGGCGCTTCGCAAGGAGGCGCACGAGCTCGGCCTCGTCCTCGACGAGGAGACGGCTCAGTCGCTCGAGGCGTTCGGCGACGACCAGGACCGACTGAAGAAGTCGGTGACCGGCGTCAAGAACGAGGTCGTGAGGCTTCTGCTCCCCACGCTCTCGAAGATGCTGAAGAGCCTCCTCGAGTGGATCAAGGCGAACCGCAAGCTCATCGCTCAGCGAATCGAGAAGATGATTCGCGCGCTGATCGTCGTCCTCAAGCTCGTCGGGCAGGTCGCGATGATCGCGGCGAAGGCGTTCGACTTCCTGTCCAAGAACATGGGACTCGTGACGCTCGCCGCGACCTCGCTCGCAGCTGCGATGATCATCCTACAGAGACACGCCATCAGAGCCGCGATCGCGAACGCGCTCGTGTGGGCGGGAGGCATCGCGGCGGCGGCGCTCTACGCGCTCGCGGTCGCCGCAGTCATCCTCATCATGGAGGACCTGTATCGTGCCGTCACCGGCGGCGGCTCCGTGTTCGAGGAGATGTACAAGGTCGCCAAGACCTGGATCGGCGACAAGCTGACCGCGCTGATCGGAGGAGCGAAGATCCTCATTCAGCAGTTCCTCGGCATGGAGACGGATCCCGAGAAGGCGATCCGTAAGCAGGACGAGAAGGACGACGTCGGCATCGCTCAGCGTCGCAAGGCTCGGCTCGCAACCGAGGGTAGAGACCAGATCGAGGCGACGAACGCTCAGGCCGAGAAATATTTCAAGGAGGCCTTCCTCAGCAACTTCGGCGATCTGGAGTCGATGAAGTATATCGCCCGTGGTACGCAGGCGATGATGATCAACCCGAACATGAAGTACTTCTTCCCGAAGGGTCAGAGTCAGGGTCAGCAGGCGAACTCTCTGACGCAGCACGTCACGGTGAACGTTCCACCGGGCACCGACGCGAACGGTGTCGCGAAGGCCGTCAGCGGCGAGACTGCTGACGGTTGGGACCAGATGATGCGCGCGGCACAGAGCGGCGTCGGCGGTGGGGGTGTGCCGTGAGAGTCGGCATGATCGGTGGGTTCGAGATCGACATCTTCTCGAGCGAGGAGCACTCGGTCGAGAGCGACGTGACGGAGCATCCGGTCGAGTCTGGCTCGATCATGACCGATCACGTTCGCCGGAAGCCGAGGATGCTCAGCATCGAGGGCGTCGTCAGCGACACCCCGCACGGTGATCTCCGCGACCGTCGCTCGACGGACACGCTTCCCTCCGAGGACTTCCGTCTCTACATGGACGAGATCCAGGGCGAGGGGACGCAGATCGTCGTCATCACCTCGGTCCGCGTGTACGAGAACGTGGTGCTGAAGTCGTTCTCGGAGACGGTCAACGCGCAGACCGGCAAGTCCATCCGCTTCAAGGCGACGTTCCAGCAGATCCTCATCGTCGAGACCGAGCGGGCTAGCATTCGCACGGCGATGCCGAGAGCGAAGCGCAAGGTCAACCTCGGCAACAAGCCGGTGAAGCAGTTCAAGATCTCCGAAATCTGGGGACCCAGTTCGGCGACGGAGGAGAACAACTCTTCTCTGTGGAGACTCAAGCAGGGTGAGGGTCTCAGCTCCTTCGATCACCTCAATCCATTCTGATGCCAGTCGTACTTCCACTCGTTCCGTCCATTCCCAACTATCGCGTCGGCGTCACGCTCGACGGCGAGCAGTATCTGTTCGACGTCAGGTGGAACACGCGAGCGGGTGGATGGTTCTTCGACCTCCTGCTCGAGGACGAGACTCACATCGCCTCTGGCATCCGTGTGGTCCTCGGCGTTCTACTCGGTCGACGTATGACGCACGACCGTCGTCCTCGCGGTGGACTCTTCGCCGTCGACTCCACCGGGCAGCATCTCGAGGCTGGATTCGACGACCTCGGCTCGCGCGTGGAGATCTTCTACTACACGAAGGAAGAGCTCGACGAGCTCGCCGGCATCACGTGAAGCTCTTCAACAGAAGCATCGAACTGATCGTCGCGAAGCCGGCGACGTTCTTCACGCAAGACCCGAACGCCGTCGTGGTTCGCGATCTTCGCGTCGTCTTCAAGATCGAGAAGACCCTCGGCGACGAGCCGAATCAGGCGAGCGTAGTCGTCTACAACGCGTCCGAGGAGACGCGGTCGTTTCTTCAGCAGAAGCCGCGACACGTTCGCGTGTCGGCGGGATACGACGGAGAGCTCGCGCAGATCTTCTCGGGTGACCTGTTCTGGGGTGCGTCGCGCAAGGACGGAGTCGACTGGATCACCACGCTTCAGCTCTCGGACGGTCACAGAGCGTTCAACTACGGTCGCGTCAACCGCTCGTTTCGTCCCGGCACCGACGGTCGGCAGCTTCTGCGTGAGGTCGCGGCGTCGATGGACCTCAAGGTTCCACGTAACATGGAGGAGGCGCAGGAGCTTCTCGGTGAGTTCTCCGGTGGAGCAGTGATGCACGGTCCAGCTCGGCGCGAGCTGACGAAGCTTCTGCGACCGAAGGGTCTCACATGGTCGGTACAGGACGGCTCTCTTCAGATCCTGCGCGAGACCGAGGTCCGGTCAGACGAGGCGGTGCTCGTGTCCGAGGACACCGGCATGATCGAGTCGCCCGAGCAGGGTCCGCCCGATCGCTCCGGCGGTAAGCCTCCGGTCACCACCGTTCGCATGCTCCTGCATCCGCGGATTCAGCCCGGTGTGAAGCTGAAGATCGAGTCGCGCTCGGTCAGCGGTCTCTTCAAGACGCAGCGAGTCTCGCACGAGGGCGATCTCTTCGGCAAGTTCGAGACGACGGCGGAGGCTGTCGCACTGTGACCAGAACCACTCCAACGCTCCCGAACATCCTCGACTCACACGGGCGTCTGCTCCTGGAGTCGCTCTGGGTCTCGCTTCCTGCGACCGTGGAGAGCTACGACTCTGAGAACCAGACCGTGAACGCTCAGCCGCTCGTCAAGAAGCGATTCGTGACCGAGGAGGGCGTGCTCGTCGTCGAGCGACTTCCCGTCGTGCCGATGGTTCCGGTCATCTATCAGGGCTCGAGCCGCGGACGACTGACGACTCCTCCGGCGAGAGGCGACGGATGCCTGCTCGTGTTCACGTCCTGCAGTCTCGACCGGTGGATCTCGCACGGAACCGAGGTGGACCCGGAGGACGACCGTCGCGGCGACCTCACCGACGCGTTCGCCATTCTCGGCGTCGTGAGTCCCTCGAGGGTCACCGATCCCGCGCACGCGACCGCGGTCGTGCTTCAGGGCGACGACGTCAGGCTCGGCGACTCGACGGCGTCCGGCACCGACGCTCGAGTCGCGATTCGGTCGGACCTTCAGGCGCTGAAGGACGCCATCTCTGACGCCGCGACCGACGTCGACGGCGCGATCTTGAAGGCTTCTCTCGTCTCGGCCCTCTCTGGATGGCCGGTCTGCGCGACGAAGGTGAGGGCGAAGTGACTCTCGAGTCCGACAGAATCGACCTTCTCCTCGGCGACGACGGAGACCTCGAGCTCGACCCGATCACGTTCGACCTCACGTTCTCCACCGGGCTGAGAGCGGTCGCGCAGTCGTGCCAGATTGCCCTGAACCTCGTCCGCGGTGAGTGGTTCGCGAATCTCGACGACGGGTTTCCGTACTTCGAGCGTGAGGGTGTTCCGAAGGAGATCGCCATCCTCGGTCAGAAGTTCAATCAGGCGAAGGCGGTCGCAGCGTTCACGACCGCGCTTCTAGACGTCGACGGTGTCGTCGAGGTGAAGAAGCTCGAGGTGTCGTTCGACAAGACGACTCGAATGATGAGCGTGAACTGGGTCGTTCGGACTGAGTTCGGTGACACAGATCTCGACACGCTGGAGGTGAACCTCTAATGGCGTACGGACTCACTCCAACTGGATTCGTTCCCAAGACCTTCGAGATCGTCGACGAGGAGATCAAGGACTCGCTTCGAGGCGCGTTCGGTGAGTCGATTCCTCTTCACTCGAAGTCGGTGTTCGGCCAGATCGCCACCATCATGGCGGCGCTCTACGCCGAGCTCTGGGAGCTGCAGGAAGACATCAACGCGTCGCAGGATCCTGACGCCGCGGTCGACGCCGCGCTTCAGGCGCTCTCGGCGCTGACCGGAACCATCATCGAGCCGGCGACGAAGTCGACCGTGACCCTCACGCTGACCGGAACCAACGGAACCGTCGTCAACGTCGGCAGTCGCGCGGCGAACGGTCTCGACCAGGAGTTCGAGCTGACCGAGGCTGCGACCCTCGCGAACCTCACGGCGTGGGCCGGTACGACCGCGTATGTGGTGGGCGACAGACGCTCGAACGCCTCGAGGTCGTACGTCTGCATTACCTCCGGCACGTCGGCGGGCGCGGGCGGACCGACCACGACGGACGCCGACATCACCGACGGAACCGTTCACTGGCGCTACATGGGTGAGGGAACCGCCGTCGACGACGCGACCGCTCAGTCGACCATCAACGGTCCAGTCGTCGCCGTGTCTGGCGACATCACGCAGATCGTCACCAGCGTCGGCGGATGGCAGAGCGTCATCAACCTGCTCGACGCGGACACCGGAAGCGACGTCGAGTCGAACGAGGAGCTTCGCGTTCGTCGCGAGTTCGAGCTCGCCGCGGTCGGCTCCTCTCCACCGGACGCGATTCGCGCGGCGATCCTTCAGCTCGACGGCGTCGTGTCGTGCACCGTCTTCTTCAACAACACGGACGTGACCGACGCAGACGGAGTTCCTCCTCACTCCGTGGAGTGTCTCGTTCGTGGTGGAGTCACGCAGGAGATCATCGACACGATCTTCGCGAACGTCGCGGCCGGCATCGGCACGCACGGAGCCGGCCCGGGTGAGGTGAACGGGACCGCTGTCGACAGTGAGGGCATCTCGCACGCGATCAACTTCTCGCGTCCCGACGAGATCGAGATCTACGTCGACGTGGTCGGTCTCATCTACGACGCCGACCTGTTCCCGACGGACGGTCAGGACCAGATCAAGCTGAAGATCGTCGAGTGGGGCGACGCTCAGTCGACCGGCAAGAACGCCGTCAGCTCGGGCATCCTCGCTCAGGTCTTCAAGGTCACCGGCGTGCTCGAGGCCGGTCTCCCCGAGATCGGGACCGCGGCGGCACCGACGCTCACGACGACCATCGCCATCTCGCGACGCGAGCTCGCGGTCTACGACACCTCGAGAATCACCATCGTCGCTCCCGCTGCAGGAACTCCGTGACCGTAGACCACGTCGCCATCGCACTCTCGCGTCTGTCCCATCAGTTCCAGGGAAAGACGAAGATCGAGGCGTTCCTGCGCGCGCTCGCGGGACCCGCGAACGATCTCGAGACGTCCTCGCAGCAGCTTCTTCTGCTTCGCTCCGTCTTCACTGCCACCGGGCAGGCGCTGACGGACATCGGCACTCTCGTCGGTCAGCCGCGAAACGGTGTCACCGACGACGAGCTCTACCGCAGATACGTGCTCGCGAAGATCGCGACGAACCGATCTCGTGGTACGACCGAGGACATGATCAACATCGCGCGCCTCGTTCTTCAGGACGACGACGCTACGATTCGGGTCAGCAATCAGGGCATCGCGGCGTTCACCCTTCTCGTCGACGACATCCAGCTCGACGGAGACGTCGCCGACATCCTGATCAAGTTCCTTCGGGGAGCGGCGAGCGCCGGCGTTCGACCGATTCTGGAGTACTCGGTCAGCGAGCCGCATCTCAACTTCAAGTTCGCCGGCGGGATGTCGACGACGCGAGCCTCTTACTCTGTCGTCGTGAATGGCGCCGACGAGTACCTTCACTTCGAGGCTGTCGAACTCGGGTCGTCCGGGAACTCGATCAAGTTTCGCATCGTGGATAGCGGGGCTCTGTCGCTGACCGAGTCGGTTCATGCGACTGAGGGTAGAGTCGTAGAGATCACGGTTGATCTCGGTGTCACGACTATCGCAAGCGTCGAGACGCTCATCAGAAAGAGCGCCAGATGGATCCGAATCAAGACGCTGACCTCAAGCGCCGGTACGGTCGACTTCGAGGTGACGTACACCGCGCTGTCCGGAGGCGTGAACGGTAACGGAGCCGGCTTCCCGCGTCTCGCTCGCAAGCAGCTCAACGAGTCCGACGCCACGACCAACGTGGACACTCTCGTTCGCTCGAGGATCGCCGGCGAGAACGGTCAGACGATCTCGTTCGTCGCGGACGGCGCCGGAGCAGGAACGCTGACCGACGGGATCAACGCCGTGTTTCATTACCAGAGCGGCGTCACGACGGTCGCGAACTTCCAGACGGCTCTGCGGACCAGCAACTATCTCACGACGTATCTCAGTGGAACTCTGGCGGCTGTGCTGACCGCGGCCGACGACAACAACAATCCAATTCGACTCTGGGGCGGAGCGCCCGGTGGTCGTCTGGTGACTGCGAGGGACGCATGACGAAGCCTACTCCTCCCCGATTCGCCGTTGACGCGAGTGACGTGCTCTCGGTTGAGGTCACCGAGCCGACCTCCGGTAAGAAGGACACCGGATGGTCCGAGGCCGAGGAGCCTCCGCACGACGTGATGAACTGGTTCTTCGCGTACGTGTACCTCTGTCTCAAGTGGCTCACGACGAGAACCATCAACTTCCTCCCTCAGGCGATCTACGGAGCGACGAACTTCGCACTGACCGTCGACGGCGGCGACGCTCCCGAGGTTGCTCTGCGCTCGAGCGGTTCGGGTGCGGTGTCGATCGACATCACGAGTCTCCTCGCCGACGGCGATCACATCACGACGATCGTCTGGCGAGGAAAGGGCAACGGAACCGTCGACATCTCGATGGACGTGGCTCTCATTCCGCTCGACGGAACCGCTGCGAGCAACATCGGCGGCGTCACGCAGAACAACATCAGCAACTCCAATCAGGCGCTCAGCGCTTGCACGGTTGGAGACACGATCAACACGAGCACCCATCACGTCGTGCTCGTGATCACCGCGAACGCGGCCGGTTTCGCGATCTACAACATCGGGATCAACGTCACGCCGCCTCCGTGATCCCCTCAGCGAGGAAAACCATGTCCAAGGCAGAGAGACTCGTTCGCGAACTGCTCGCGGTCGTTCGCGACCACAAGCTCCACACCGGGCAGCACGAAGCTGTCGTCGCCGAGGCGACGCGCTTCCTGGCCGACGTCAACAAGAAGCCCGAGACGCCTCTCGAGAAGCTCATTCGGGGTGAGGCTCCTCCCGAGCCGGAACCCGAGAAGCTCGTGGTCGACGACGTCACGGTTACCCCGCTCGACGACGAGGACGACGAGGCCGAGGCTGACGAGACCGAGGCTGACGAGACCGACGACGGCGAGACCGACGACGACGACACCCCGAACGAGGAGTGATCGATGGCAGACACCCCAGAGACGGTCGGTATCGCAGCCGTTGCGACGGCCTTCATGACCGTTCTGGCGGAGATCGTGCGGAACGCGCGAGGCAAGAAGGAAGACAAGACTCCGACGCCTCAAGCTACGACTATCCCTCCCAAGTCGAGAGTCAAGAGTGACGAGCACACTCTCCACGCGATCGCCGCTCAGCTCGGTAGTTTGATGCAGCGACTACACGATCAGGAGCAAAGAATGACGCGTCAAGACGCTGTTCTGGATAAGATCGAGCAGTCCATCGACGGTATCGAAGACGCAGTGAATCAGTTCGCTCTGAAGTATGAGCGCAGCAACGCCGGAATCCAGCGCGACGTGATTCATCTTCAAGATCAGTTCAAGGAGTTGCGTGAGCAGCTCAAGGAGAGGAAGCCATGAGAGCAGCGCTGAAGTCCACCATCATCAAGCTCTTCGAGTCGAGGAAGTTCCTCGTCACGCTCGTCACCGTCGGCGCTCAGGTCGCCGGCTACTACGGTCTCGACGTCGACCAGGAGGCACTGACGGCGGCTCTGTCGCCGCTCTACTTCTACATCATCTCGCAGGCGGTCTCCGACCACGGTCAGGGGAAGAAGTGAGCGCCGCGACGTGGGCGACGATCATCGCGGCCGCCGTCGAGGCTGCGATCGAGACCGCGAAGAGACTCGGTCTGCCCGACCTCGGGCAGGACGACATCGACGACGTGATGCGACACGCGAACGAGGCCGCCGCGAAGCTTCTCCCCGCCGAGGCCGCCGCGATCGCCATGATCGTCAACGCCGTCTCGGCGAACATCATCGCGAAGATCCAGCTTCTTCCGAGGGACCCGAAGTGTCCGAAGTGCGGCGGCGTCCTTCGAGTTCGGGCTCAGGTCTCGCCTCACGACCCGAAGAACACGTCGCAGGTCTTCTCGTGCGACAACTGCGACGGTGTCAAGTGAGCGTCGACCTGAAGCTCGCCGGAGAGGTCGCGCTCGAGGAGGCTCGTCGCATCTTTCTCACGGACATCTGGGATCCGCCGACGTCGTACAGACACGGCGAGGCCGAGCGCTGGCGCGACGCGATCACCGAGATGATCAAGAGCGACCTCGGTCTCGGATGGTCGTGGGAGGATCGCTACGCCGGCGACGGTGACTACGAGTGGTGCGGCGCGTTCGTCTCGAGATGCTGGTCGCGCGGAGGCGTGAAGCTGAGCGAGCGCAAGACGTACTTCTCGTCGTGTTTCCGGCTTCGCGCGTGGGCGAGCTACAAGCAGGCGAACGAGGTCGTCAAGAACCCGAAGCCTGCCGAGGGTCCGTGGCGAATGATCGTCGCGCTGAACGAGAAGTCCGGCGACGTTCAGTTCCCCGACGGCACGGGTCCTCGAGCCGGCGACATCCTGCTCGTCGGCGGAGTCAACACCGGGCCCGGGAAGCACGTGACGCTGGTCGAGAAGTTCGACGAGCGCAAGCGGGAGTTCCTCACGTACGAGGGCAACGCTCGCGGCGTCGGTCCCGACGGCAAGAAGCGTCAGGGCGTCGTGCGCGCACGGCGTCCGCTCGGTCTTCCTCTCGGGGCGGAGGAGACGACGTACCACGCGCGATGGTTGATCAGGCCCGCACCGAGCGACCTCGCCGTCGAGAAGGACTAGCAGCCGAGGAGGCTTCGCGCCTCGGCGAGCTCTTCCGGCGACGGCGTCGCGGTGACGGGAACTTCCTGCATCACGCCGTCGTCGCCGTGGCCGAGACCGATCGCGTGACCAAGCTCATGCACGAGAACGCGATGGCGTCCAGCCTCGGTCATCATGCGAACGTCGATTCCGTCGTCGGTCGTCATGCCGACGGTGTCTCCGTGAGGCCAGTCCTCGACGGGAACGAGGCGAATCGGTCGGCCGACGTCGCCGAGCACGAACATCGAGCATCCGGGTAGCGCGTCGGACCAGACCGCGATCGAGGACGCAACTTCGTCACGCCACGACTCGCTCGTGGCGTTTGTCGTTTGTGCGACGACGGACGAACCCGGCTCCCACTGCGGCGCGCACGCCGAGGCGAGAAGCGCGATCATTGTGGCGAGCTTCAACATCCGAACTTCTCCCGCATCTCCTGCTCGCGGATCATCCGCTCGAGGATCGGCTTTCCCTGCTCCGCCTCCCACCACTCCGGGTCGTACTTCGTCCACGTGCTCGGGTTCTTCTTCGCCCACTCCGCGGCGGCGATGCGCCTCTCGCGTCGCAGTGCGCGCTGCTCCTCGCGCGAGCGGCTGATCACCTTCAGCGATCCGCCGCGAAGCCAGTGGCGCTCCCAGCGCAGGAGCGTCGCCAACTTCGCGCGCTTCATCTTCTCGGCGGGATTCGGCACCGACTCGTTCTGCAGTCGGCTTGCGACGTAGACCGTCGCACCGAGCGGACACTCGGGGCGAACAGCCTCGGCGATTCGGTAGAGCTGACGCATCCTAGGTCGCAGGTAGCGTCCGAAGTCGTCGAGCTCGGGTCGACGGTAGTAGGTGAACGCTGACTCGAGGTCGATCACGCGCCGACTTCTTTGACCAAGATCCCGTTGCCGACGTACGTCGCAACGGCGGTCTTGGAGTATCCGTCACCGACGAGCGGAGGTAGGTTGTGAAGAGTCTGCGCGGTCTCGCGCGCCTCGTCGCAGTCCTCCGCGAAGAAGCAGAACACAGTTCTCCACTCCTCGCCAATCTTCTTCCAGGTCTTCCACTTCCTCATGGTCGCTCTCTTTCTGGTCGGCAGTGCCGTCCGCGAGCAGCGCGAGTCTCCTCACGCCGCTCAGGCACGTCACTTCAGGCGTTCGTGCGAGTGGACGACGACGCCCACACCGGGCGTCCGCTTCAGGGCGGAGACCACGTTGCGTGCGACGACGCCGTCCGGCGCGAACACGACGGTGCTCTGTCGCTCCGCGTTCGGCCCGGTGTAGCTCCAGTCCACTCGGTATCGGTCCAACTTCCTCACGGTCGGCATCATGGTAGGCACCTCCAGCAGAGAGCAGGCTCTCGGAACGAGCATTGCGCTCCGCACTTCAGGCAGTCGTACACCTCAGGCATCGCACGTCCGTCGTCGTCGACGGGGAGCGACAGGGACATGCTACACTTCGGGCACGTCCGCATCTCGCACTTCGTCGCGGGAGCGAGGTCGGACGGGACCTCGTAGTACCCGTTGAACGTCCAGGTCTGCCAGACCGACACGTCGCGCTTCGCGGCGTCGTGCGAGGAGCTGGAGCATCGCGCGTGCGTCACTAGCCTTCCTCCGGCAAGTGCTTCG